CCCAGATGTAGCGGGGATAACTATCTACCTTATCCTTAAAGTAGATCGGCGTTACGTCGACTCCAGAGAAGAAGTGCTTTCCGCACGACTCTCTGAATGGACCATTCACGTGGGTTTTCTTGGTGTTTACCGTAAATCCGGCAAACTCCAGTACTTCCCTAAGTGCGGGGTAAACCCCTACAGGGACAATAATATCGTCCCCATATATGGCCATACGACGATCCATCTCGCCTACGTGGTAACGGGTAGCATCCGCAAGGGCCCAAAAAATCAGGGACTCTAGTTCGAATGTGAAGCCGTTTCCCATTGACGAGACCTTCTGGTACCGAATACGGCTACCATTGGGAAGAATGCCTGTTTCTGAGCGAAGTGAAGACATCGCGTCGAACCAGTCTGTAGGAAGCAAGTGCCGTACCACCTCTATCGAGATAGTATCGCTTGCGGAACTTAGATCGATCGTACACAGATCACCAGAGATTGAGCCCTGTCGGGCTAACTCCTGATTATGCGTCTGATCGTTTAGGTCCACACCGACTCGTTTAAGACGTTTCCGTATCACACCTCCTAGCCCTTTCTGAAGAAAAATATTCATATCGGGTTCGGAGGCAATGACACGGTCGGTCTTTGCATTCTTTGGGACAGTGACAATGCGGTTTCCTTCTACTTCCCTCGTCTTGAATGCAATGGGTTCACCCCAAAGCTTGTAAAACTTCAAGGCGACTTCGGACAGAAGGGCCGCATTTTCCGTGCATTCTGGAATACCAGTAAATTTATGGTACGTGTCTGCGTGTTTCTTCGATACACGAGTCGTCCCACCGGGGCCGAAGCCGAAGTACATCGAACATTCATCCCAATTCATCGGGCCTAAAAGCTGAGTGATTTTTTGACGCGCCATCGAAAAGATGGATGTCACGTCCCACGAGAAATTCGCGAGGCGACTCAGCCTAATGTTCGTTTCCTTACAGCTTAGCTCAGCGGCTAGAAATTTCTGGAGGGCCACTTCCTGCCGATTCACCTTCAAGTCCCAGTACGGGTACTTGGAGAATGCTTCGACAAGAAAGTAGTCCCTCCGAAATTCGATTGCATTCCTGTAGATCGATGGATTGATCTGGGAGGAGACAACCGCCTCGAAGTTCCCCGTTTCCAGGGATTCTAAGAGAGAACTCGCCACTGCGGAGCTCACACTTGAAAATGCGAGCTTCGCCAAAGTCGGAACTAGATCTTTCCGACGCACGTGGAGCACTGAAGACAGATTGCTCTTTTTCATGGTTATAACCTCTGAAAGGTATTGCAGATGAAACAAGGACGTCTCCGCTGTTTTGGGTTGAACACCCGGATAGCAACAGGAGTACGAGGAATGAACGGTACATTAGAACGTATTATTCAGGTTCTCGATCTGGTCAACGGCAATGGAATCCGCGAGGATTCCAGTAAGCAGTTTCCGGATGTCCTTCCTACTCTGCAGTACACTGCGATCTGACAGCAGAAACGTTACCTGGGCACGATTTACATAATCGACCACGGTAACGGAATTCCCACCTGGATCAGTGTACGTCTTCGTCGTTGGAATCGCAAGATCCAACGTGTATCGATACACGCCATTGGTTGCCACTGGCTTCCGCATAGACTGCGCCAAGGACCAATATCCCACGGGTAGAGTCGAGGTTTTCTCGTTCCACCGTGCGACGTTATTCTTGTCGATAGTTTCTGGAAGGAAGGTATGGTTAACCGGAGTACCGGCAGCATCGGGAACAACGATGTTAGCAATAGCTGACATTTTTAAAACTCCCTAAAGGAGAGTGGTTAATCGGAGGGTTCTAGCTTAGGTCCTCTATAAGTACATATGGTCGATGGTTCGGGGTAGGGAAGCGGATAACCGCATCATCCTTCCTGGATGACTGACACGGGCAACAAACCCTGTCATACCTTAAAACCGACTTCAACCGTACCTATAGCGGCGACCAGAAGACAGACCCTTAGTACGACCCGCCAGAAGAGCTAATGCCTGGCTCATATGGAGGGTTGACAGCGTTTTCTTCACGCTAGGTAGCTCAGGAACAGGTGCAACGCTAAGCGTCGTGCGGTCATAAAACCGCCTCCGACTTTTGGCCTGCCCAAAGACCCGTACATTCTGTAATCCCGCGTTCCAATGAGGATCGCGATTTTCAGATAAAACAATACGAGACCTGCTATCTACAACTTCTCCGATCGAACCCGCGCGAAAGGTCCAACCAGCCTCAGCATCAAGGGCGCTCAAGTAATTACCGATTGGAAAAAACCAATCGGCAACGAATGAGTAGGGAATTTCTTCCCATATCAGCTCTGCCGGATTTGTTAATCCAAGAGCCGCCGCTTGAACGAGGGGCGCACTATCCATCAGAAAATTGAGGTTGACTTTGGCGGAATACCGAGTGTTCACATTAACATACATGTGACACGGGCATCCGCCGTAAATGAAAAAGCCATCTCTATCGTCTATGTAATTAGTGACGTCTGAAGCCCGACCGTGTACTGATGCACCGTACCTGGCAGTATCCTTCATGTCCGCATCCACGAGAGCCTCTGCTGAGCCCTTGATATCCGAAAGAAGTGGTTTCCAACCGTATTGGAGCTCTAGCCATTGCTGGCCAGCGGTCTTTAACGATTTGGAGACACTTTTAAGTTTACCAAGAGATCTTGGAAGGCGACCGTGTTTGAGGTCATTTATGGCACTGCCGAGTCTGCGCGCAGTATCGGTAATAAGGTTAACGACCTGTCGTCTCTCAACAAAAGCTGTCGAAAGATTCACTTTTTGGTCCTTCAGATTCAAACGAGCCTGAAGTATAGCCTTATTTGTCACGTCGCTAGGAACATTTAGCTGCGTAGACACGTCTGTCCATGGAGTACGAACTCCCCCTTGAGCACCACCTTGGTATTCAGCCCACGCATCATACGATGGATTGTAATAATATGCGTAAAGGTTTTTGAATCCCCAGATGTCGCCTTCGAGAGAGTGACGCTGATAACTGGTTGGCATCTTAAAACCAACCGGTTTCTTGCGCCTACTTATTTCCCTTGACCGCCAGTCGGAACCGGTGAGATCATTACCTTGAGCAAACACATACGGTACACCACCGCTAGAAGCGTTGATGCACAGCATGATTCGCCAAGCATGATAATCATCCAGCCGCCAGCCTTCAAGAGACATAAGTAATCCTTTATGGAGAGAGTAGAGCTGATAT